AGGGCAAGCGTGAGGCACGCGCACGCAACGACCAGTTCTCGCGCCTGCTGTCGGACATTGAAGGCGCTTCGTCCATTGACCAGCTGCGCGACCTCTATGGTGAGTTTGACGCACTGTCCGCCAATGGTCGGTTGTCTTCCGTACAGTCCAGCACAATTGAAGCGGCACTTGATGATGCCCAAGAGCGGATCACGAAAAACCTTGTCAATGCTCAATCGGCTTCGGCGCAGTCTTCGGCGCAGGCCGGTGCTGATGCAGCTGGCCAAGATGCCGCCAGAAGCAAATCGGAAGTGGCCGGCACGTTCTCGTCCATGGCCCTTGGCGGCATGGGCTTTGGTAGCAGCCTTGCGGAACGGACGCTCAAGGCTGCGGAACGCACGGCGGCAGCTACGGAACAAATCGCAGCGGAGGGCGGCCCACGGGCCGCTGAGTAATGCTGACATGGGTTGAAGACGGCGACAGCCGATCCGCCACGATTCATCGCCTGGGCAAGAAGTCCACGGCGACGATGCAGCGTAGCTACAAAGTCTTCGGCACCACTGATGACGTTGTGTTGCACGCCGACTGCAACCAGCGGATTTCAACGCTGCTGCCGTACTGGCAATATCCAGGCACCAGCGTCAACCTGCGAGCCGAAAGCTATTCCGTTTCGTACCTAGGCGACGAGGCGTGGCAGGTAACGATTCAGTACGAAAAGATGGGGGCGGACGATGACACCCAGAAAGATCCTCTCAAGCGGTCAAGATCGTTTGACACTTCCGGCGGAACGCAGCACATCACGCAGTGCCAAGCGATCGGTGCCGGTGCGACTCTAGACTTTGAAAAGCGTTTTCCGTCTGGCGCAACCAACATGTCTGGCGCTATCGGCGTTGACGATTCCAGCGTTGCCGGCGTTGACATTGTCGTGCCGCAGTTGACGTGGACGGAAAACTATGACGTGCCTGACAATTACGTTGATGCGGCCTACATCAAGAAGGTGGCCGGCCTGACAGGCACCGTGAACAACGCTGCTTTTCGCACGTTCGCGATAGGCGAAGTGCTGTTCATGGGGTGCAGCGGCTCGCACGAATGGGACGAGGAGAAGGGCCACGGACCGTGGTCGCTATCGTTCAAGTTCGTGGCTTCACCAAACGCTGGCGCAGGGCAGACGATGCCAGCCATAACGATTGGAAACATTAGCGGCATTACCAAGAACGGCCACGAATACCTCTGGGTGCGCTACGAATCCAAGGTTGACAGCAACGCTCTGCTGCAGCATCCAAAGGCCGTCTACGTCAACAAGGTCTATCGAGAAGCCAATTTCTCCGACCTAGGCATTGGCACGACCTAATGGCAGGCGACAACTACCGAATCGAAAAGGGCCAGCGTCTGTCCTCGGCCGTGTCTGCACGGGCGTGGAACCGGGCGCAGGATGCCGCCGACGTTGTGCTTGGGTCTGTCACTGGCTTTGATGCGGGGGACAGCACGCCTGGTGCTCGAGCGGCGAACATCATCCTCCTACGAAACGACGCTGGTATTGTCGTGCCGCAATTTGGCGTCCTGCGGATTGGAACGCCAATCGTTCTGGATGATCCAGAGAAGCCTTCGCAGTTCGGCCAGAACATGGTGCTAACCGGATTGATGCCTGACGGACTGTCGCCGTTCGCTGTTGCCATGGAACCGATTGAAACAGGCAAGATCGGGCAGTGTGCGATCGGCGGGCGATTTGCCTGCAAGGTTAAGGTTGTCACAGTGGATCACAAATACGCACGTTCTCGAAACAACGACGTAACGCAGCTGATCAGCACGGCGTGCGGCCCATTGCGGCTTGTGTGGTCGCAGGGTGTGGGTGACGACAAGTTCGCCGCTGGTGTTATGTGACTTGCACGTGCTGCGTATGCGCCGGGCTTCCGCTCACTCGTGGATTTGGCGGGCCTGTTTGGCTCAACGGCAGCGATCAAAACCTAGACTTCACCACAACAAAACTGGTGACGTGGGCTGACGCTGGGGGCTCACTCCACAACGTTGTTGACGGCCACGGCCCTATTGAAATGCAGGGCCAGCCCGGCTGGGATTCTTTTGTTGACGGCCGCTGGCTGTCAGGGTCTTCAGTCACGTTCACGAAACTGGACGGGCCTGGCCTATCGCTGGGAACGTTTCTGTTTCCGAGCGTGTGGACGATTGCTTACCCAGACAACGAAACACTATCGGCACTCCCGAAATCTGGTTCCGTTACGGCGTCGCTCTACGGCGTGTCGCTGGCGCTGTCCTACTCGCTGACGCTTAATCAACTAGATGCCTCTGTCAGCAATGCCGTCTACGTTGACAAGAGCGACAATGGCGACCCGCCGTTCACAGCGTCAGCGGTTATTGGCCAGCAAATTCAGTCTCTCACGTTTACGGACTCTGGAGTATTTGCGTCTGTTCTGGATGTGTCCACAACAGCAATGGGAACGGCTCTGGACGAGTTCACTGAGAGGCCGCTTGACGGGTTAAAAGATTTGCTGTGCTGGCGCGAGGTATTTAATGGAACAGATCAAGCCAAATGGAACTTGCAGCGTGAGCAACTCGGAGGTGCTAGCCAAACGCCACCGATCACGTCTGGCTACACGCTTTCCCACACGCTTGAATTCAATGGGGAACAAAGGCTGTTGTTGCCGGAAGGCGGCGGACCGCGCCCAGCGTGGCCGTATCCAGCGTCGCTGTCGTTTGTCTGCAGCGGTCAGCCAACAGACGAGGCACTGCCAACGTCTGGGTTCTGGACGGCGGCTGTGTTTCGTCCGACGCATTTGAACTGGGCTCGGCAGACGCACATTGACTACGACGTAACCGGACCAACAGGAACCGTCAGCCCGTACATCAAGGGGCGATTGGTAGGCATTGACCGTGGAAACACTGCCAACCAAGACGCCGGCACGGGGATGCTGTATCGCATCACAAAAGACGGAAGCGAAACCCTGCCGGCAACGCAGGCGCCAACTAGGCAGCAGCTGTTTGACGCCACGGCAGACGAGGGCTCGTATTTGGTGACCGTGACCCCAACCGGGTCTTACGGCAACCCCAGCACTGCAATTCCGACAAACAAAGACTTTTTCAGTTTTGTGGTTGACAGAAGAAAGCCGGTTGTCGGTTTTTCTGCCATTGATGACATCTTCGTGCTTGACGAAACGCCAGGCGAACAAGCGCCGGTCGCCAGCGTTGTTACCGCCACAAAGCCTCTGGTCAATCCGGTGTGCGCGGATGATGAGTCGCCCACTGGCGTGCTGGCAAGACCATGCGCAAACATATGGCTAGAGGATGACGGCCAATCTGCTGAATCGTTGGCGTGGACGGCTGGAACGTACACGCTGTCGCTGCCATTTGATGCGTCTGAATGCGTTGATAACGCGCGCAACAACCCAGACGAGTTGTTTACGCAGTCATGGACTGTCCATGAAAAAGACGCCAACCATAGGCGGGCAGTCCTTCCCGGCGGCCATTCATACTACGGTGCCATTCCGTCACTGGATCAGCCAGGCCTGCAGACCCGCGAATACCACAGGGCGCGGTTGCAGTCAGAGAAAATCGGCTCTGTGATCCTGACGTTTGACAGGCCAGTTGATCCAGCAACTGTAGAAAACTCGCAGGTGCGGTTGTACTGCAACGGCGTAAGCACCGCTGGCTGCACCATTGAGCAAGCGGACGGCACAACAAAGAAATGGCGAATCATCGTACCGCTGGGGGTGCAGCAGTCGGCAACGTTCTGCCTGCTGGAATATGACCCTGCCGGCACCGTGATGACGGCTGACGTATTCCCAGAAGTTCACTATCCGACAAAAGATGATTTCCCAACAGATCCGCAGCGGATGGCAGAACTGTTTCGACTGGTATTCATTTCGGATGACGACGGCCTGCGGTTTTCCGTGTCCGTTAATCCATCTACGTATGCGATTTCATACGTTGAGATAGCCGGCAACCCGCTGGACTGGAACGGCAATGCGTATGACCCAGAGCCATCGGTAATCGTCGCTCGCACAAGCTGGCTGATGGCAGACGTTGACGGGTGGCCTCGACTGATTGACACCAGTTCGGTGCTGCGCGGATTCGTTGTCGGGCGTGCCGCAAGCATTGGCGCAAGTGCGTCAATCAATATGCAGCAGAACGACTTGGCCATTGCGTCTAGCGGTGACATCGGGATTGCCGCTGAGTCGTCGCCTGGAACTACGCAGCAAGGCGTTGGTGGTCAGGAGGTTCCCCCTCCTGTGCAGCCGCAGCAAGATTTCATCGACTTTGGATTGGTCGCCACGGCCGTGAACTACGAAGGCTTTGTGCCTCGGGTTCCTGCCACTGGCGCGACCGGCCCGTTTTCCTACTGGGGCCTCGGCACGACGATTGATCCCAGCCCGCCAGCGCTGGTGTCGCAGTGCGCCGGGCCAAGCGAGGCGCAGTGGCACAGTTCAGCGATTGTTTGCAATACAGAAATCACGTCTTTCGCTGTGCGCATTGTGATTCTGGATATTGACGGGAATGAGATCGCGCCAACTGAGACTGGCGGCGGGTACATAGACGACAAGTTGGTATTCAACGGCGCCGCGCTAGGCGACTTCAACCATGTCGCCATCGATCTTTTCCCGCGAATCATGTGCCTGCCTTTGCCGCCGGTAATAAATCTTGGCACATCCTTTCAAGGCACCACGCTTTCGCAAAACGTGTGGGCTTGCGTCGGCGTGAGTGGGGGAACGGAAATCATTGCTTACCCACAGGCTACAAGCAGTGCTTATTTCTTGGACGGTGAATCTTTCACGGAGTCAAACCATTGGCTGGACGACACGCCGCATTTCTTGAGGCACTTCAACAGCGAGGAACAAACGTATGGCGATTCCGAAACAACTGAGGAAGACGCAAAAGAAGGGCTGCGGTTTGCGAAAGAGGATTTGCTGACAGATGGCCCGTTCCCGTTTGGCGAAACAGAACTGCAGCGAAAAGTTCGTTATGTAAAATCTGCTACCTATTCGCTGGAAGGCGTCCAAGGGATGCTCACCGCCTGCAGGCAGGCAAAGACATTCCCGGCACTCAAGACAACGACGCTTGGTCCGCTTGTGCTGACGCTGTCATTTCGTGCGTGCATCAAGGCCGAGACGGAATACGAAGATTTCAGCGTCAAGCCAACGGAGTACGTGCGGCTCGTCGGAGAACCAAGCATCTGGGGCGGTCCCGGCTACATCTACCAAGAAAATATGACGTTTTCTGAAGCCATGGACTGGCTGCTAGACAATCTAATCGGCCTAGATGTCGAAGAAGACACATGGAAATTGCCGGCAGTGCGCTGGCTGATGTACTGCGAGAAATACCAGTCGATTGCCACTCGAACGCTAACGGAACGGGTACTCAACGATTACGCTTACACCCACACGCTGACGCCTGACCAAGAAGTGGCACTAGCCAACGGCGATGAAATCACGATGCCGCTTGGTGGCGTGGATGGTGCGTACAGCGTCAAGCTGAAGCGGAGCTAGCCGGCACATGGCACGGAAGCGACGCACCGTCTACGTGGGCGATCAACGCTGGAAAGTTGAGCGCGTGCGGCTGCGTCACGATGATGGCCAGTGCAACTACACGACTCGCACCATCCGCATTGCCGACAAGCTGGTTGGCGTTGACCTGCTAGATACGCTGATACACGAACTGATTCACGCCCGGTGGCCGGATCTCCACGAAGACGCAGTAGCGGAGTTTGCCGAGACGCTTTCGGGCGTGATCGATGCCGAAGGATTCCGCCGGCCTGACGACCAGGAGGACTGATGAGCCTGCTGGATGACGTGATGTCTCGTGCGGCGCATGGCAGGCCCGGCTTTCGCACGTGGTTTGATCGCCTGCCCCCAGATGCCCAATCGGAGTTGGAGATCGTGCGCAACGCCTTCAATCCGGCGATTCATCAGAAACGTGCCTATTGCGTCGCAATTATTGAGGCTGCCAAGGAACGTGGCTGGGAAACCTCCGGCATACAAGGCGTCATCGCATGGCTGAACGCAAGGCCCTCATAGACAGCGTTGCGGCCAAGCTGCCAGCGCCGAAGCCTGCCGCTGATGCGGAACAGGTGACGCAGTCGCAATCTGGCGACACGCTCGAAGCCCGCAGCACCAGCCGCCGCATCAAGACGGTGGACGATCTGCTGCGGCACATTGAAGCCGACATGGCCCTGTTTGAGATCGCCGCTAGTGAAGCGACCAAATGGGAGTGCGGCGACGGCGAAGGCGGAAGCATTGAGTTGCACCGTGTATTCGTGCGGCTCAAGCCACGGGGCGGCCCGACAACGCTGGAGTGCGTGGCGGCGATGATTGCCGCTGCAAAACGGGACATCCGGCGGCCCTTGACCAAAACTGTCAAGGCACCCAAAGGCGGGTTGTGGCAAGTGCTGGTGGTGGCAGACACGCACTTCGGCAAATACGCCTGGGGGCGCACGACCGGCGGCGATGACTACGATTTGAGTCTCGCGGAACAACTGGTTGCCGCGGCCGGTCAGCAGCTGCTGGACGTTGGCAACGCTGCAAGGCCGGCCCGCCGCACGATCGCGTTTCTTGGTGATCTGTTTCACTACGATCGGCCAGATGGAAGTACCACCAGTGGTACACCGCTCGAGCGTGACGGCCGCCTGCAGAAGATGATCCAGGTGGGCTGCGACACGTTGCTGTCGATCGTTGAGCGGTCCGCCGCGACGGCGCCTACAGATGTCGTGATCGTCAACGGCAACCATGACGAAGTGCTGACGTGGACTTTCCAGCGCATCCTGCTCGAACGGTTCCGCAACTCAAAGTCCGTGCGCGTGAAAGAGGATTTCACCGGGCGGCAGTACCTTACGCACGGGCGGAATCTGCTGGGCTTCGCGCACGGCCACAGGGCCAAGCGAAAGTTGCCGCAGATCATGGCGCTAGAGGCTTCGCAGCACTGGGCCAAATGCCCATACCGTGAATGGCATACCGGGCATTTCCACTCGCAGGCTGCCGAATGGCAGCGGCCGATTGAAACGCTCGACGGCGTGATCGTCCGCACCGCGCCGGCACTCTGCCCGCCAGACGATTGGCACAGCGTCAACGGCTTCATCGGTTCGCGGCAGGCTTGCGAAACGTTCCTCTATGACCACGACGGCGGGCTGTCGTCCATGCACGTCGCATCACCACGGCCACGGGCATGAAGCTGACGCCGCAATACTTGACGGGTCTGGAACATAGAGCAAGGCAGTTCAGCGGCGCCTACTTTGGCACCAGCGGGACGTTGGCCGCCGGCATCATTCATCTACTCCACGAAAGGGCATCCATGACAGCGACGATTGACACACTGACGGCCGCCAACGCAGCACTGCGGGACGCCGTGGAAACACGATTGGCCGGTGGCGCATCGACGCCGAGCCCGGCGGAACTGTTTCCGCAGGTTGCCGGCTGCTGCGAGGGAGGCAAGTGCCAGCCGCAGGCGGATACTTCGGCAGCTGACGGGTGGAAGAAACTCACGCAGGAGAGTGCCGAGAAGTACGCCGCCGGTCGGTCCGACTGGATTCTGCAGGGGCAGCGCGAGTTGGAGGCGTCACGCCAGCCACGTCTGTTAGGTGACGGCGTTGCGGCAGCAACTGACCTGAGGCCCGGCAGTCGTGAGTTCGTGGCGATCCTCGAGGAGGCGAAGCAGCTGCACCTGCGGAAGACGCTGGACTATGGCGTGGACGAAGACGCGCTGTCGAACATCCGCTCCAGTGCCGATGTGGTGAACATGCAGCCATGGGCCGGCTGCGTTCTCCGAATGATGGACAAGATGCACCGCATCAAAGCTTTTTTCCGACGTGGCAAAGTCGAGTTCGACGGCATCGAAGATACACTCATGGATATTCTTTGTTACGCCGCCATTGCGTTGGTTTTCTACCGGCAGAGTCGCAAGCCATAGACCCTGCCTGAGTGCCTCCCTGCGGCCATACGCTGGCTGTAGGAGACAGCGGCGTGATCCAGGTGGCTCATTGGCGGCGCGGCGGTGCGGACGGGCGCGAGTCTTCT